GTCGGCTTAGCTTTCATAATGGTGCTAAAGCTCCATTTAAAAAGGGTATTCCTCGGATGTTTAGCTCTACAAGGCTCTTTTTACGGAACCCTGTCGAACGTGAAAAAAATGGACTCTCTCTTGTTGTTTAGACTAAACGGCGGGCAGGCCATGAAAGACGAAACGAAGAGAGAGCCCAAAAGCTGTTCCTTGCGGAATTGCTGTTATTTGACTGATTTGTGTTTTTGGGTTCCATAACCTGCCCTTTGTGAATGATCCATCACAATCAAGATACAGCTTATATTTGTATCTGTCAATAGTAAGGATACAGCTTATATTTGTATTTGTCAATAGAGTAGGGATGAAAAAGTAGGGATGAAAATACTTTTCTTGGGGGTGGTAACATGAGCGGGCCTAATATATTTGACAGAGTTTTTGATGTTATAAAATCTAATACTGCTATAGAAACACAGAAAGAACTTGCGGTTGTTTTAAATATAACCCAACAAAGCATTTCAGATGCCAGAACAAGGGGGCGTTTCCCGATGGAGTGGCTTGTGAAAATGTCTGTCATCTATAATATCAACTTAGATGCGATGTTAGGTTTAAGCAAAAATGGAACAACGCAAACGGATGAATTAATGAGCGATCTTTTGTCCGCATTGAAGACAAGTTTAGAAAAACTTTCTAAAGTGGATGCACGACTTGAAAAATTAGAAGAGAGATTCAATAAAGGAGAACTAAGTTACCGCGTGCCTAATCGTCCATGAAAACAAAAACAGCCTTTATCAAAGCGGGCGTCTGGTGGGTGAAAAACAAAATGGGTTTAAATCTGAAAGCTTGTGCAATTATCAGCCTAATATTATTTTTATCCTCTTGTGCTACAAAGCCTACGCCCCAGCAATTATCGAATGCGGATTATGGTTCATACCCTGCAGATTATGAAAATACCGTTAAAGCATATTTGAATTTGGTGCTTAAAGACCCTCATTCAGCCAAATATAAAAAATTAGCGGGGCCAGAGAAATCATGGGTACGTTACTTTGGGCCAGCATATTTCGGGTATGCCATTTGTTATATGATTAACGCAAAAAATAGTTATGGCGGTTATATTGGGGCAACAACTCACTATTTCATGATTAAAGATGGGGTGGTAATAAAACATATTTCTGGCCGGGGGGTCGGGAGGTATGACTTTGGTGAAGGTGTTGCTCAAAAAAATTGTGAATCAATTAGTGTCAGTAATTATAACTAGAGGGGTTTTAAATGAAAAAGTTAATCGTAGTTCTGTGTCTCTCATTTCTGCCTGCACAGTCTTTTGCGGAGGATACGAAAAGAGACAATTTTTATGGTAGCATTTCTGGATTGGTAGTGGTTGTAGAAGATTCCACGATTAAAGTTGATGGGGTTGATGCGGGAGAACTCGAATTAGATACAGGGTTGGGTCTTGCTGTGGCATTGGGTAAGAAATTTGGCAATGACTTTCGGGGTGAAATAGAATACACGCACAGAAGAAACGAGCACGCAGATATGGAAGATATATATGCGCATACCTATACCGCAATGTTTAATTTGGTTTATGACATAGAAAATGATAGCTCTATAACCCCCTATCTTGGCGGCGGGCTGGGTATTGGTTGGCTCGAAGGTGCCGATGGTTCGGAGTTTGCCTATCAGTTCCTGGCCGGGGTAGGTTACGATGTTACGGAGAGTGTCGATTTAATTATTGGGTATCGATACGCTGGGATGACTGATGCAGACTGGGATGTTGGTACAATGAAATATTCTGCCTCTATAGATACCCATAACTTTGAACTTGGCGTGAGATTTGCTTTTTAAGAGTAGCCCAGAGCGGGTGGTAGCCGGGCCTTCTCCACCCGTCGTCTGGCAACTAGCTTCCTTCAGGCCACCCGCTTTGGTTTTTACTACAACTTAAAAAATTCCTTAGCAAAGAAAAGCATGACACCAGCAAGCAGAGCATATCCCCATTTCAAGACCTTTACTGATCCAGTAAGTCCATTAGAACCCGTCCTTCCGTACACGGTTCTTTGAAGAGCCTTTTGATTGTCAATCACAGGAGCCAGTTTGGAATCAAAATATTTTTCAATACGTGCTTCGTGCTTGTCTAACGCATCATCGAGGTCTTTACGGGTAAGTTCGGTCATTGGGTCGCCCCTGGTGTTACTGGAGCAGGATGATCGGTCAATATTTTACTGTAAATATTAACCACATTATCCATTTTAGGGCATAGAGTTTTACCATCATCTCGGTCTTTCTTAGCTTGTTGCAATAGTGCCTCTAAACAAACTTCTTCAAGTAACAACTTCTTAAACTTCTCACCTGTAACCGGATTCATTGAAGAACTCCCTGGTGTAGGTTTCTGATCACGCCAAGGGCCCCGGTTGCATGGGCAGCTGGTTATCCAGTGGCGCGTGTTCTCGCGTCGGTTCGGGTGCTAATAACACCCGGCCTGCTCTTTTTTAATTATACCTTTGTTTTCACGCTAAAATGAGGCTAAAATGAATGATAAGTTGCTGAAAACAACATTGGCGTGGTCTAGGAAACAAACACCAACACGCACACCATCTCCCAAACCTTCGAGGAGGGTTGTGCCTGTACCGCAGAGAAAGAAACACGACCCAGACACGAAGATTCTTCCTAATCGGGTGCCAGATCAGCGACCCCCGGCACCAAAGCCAGGGAAATAACGCAACCTTACAATCAGGAGGACTGATCTGATGACTAACGCTCTCGATAAAAGCTTTAAAGATCTTCTCTGGGGCATTCAGCTTTCAGTGCGCTATCATCAGCACCGCCGCGCTCATTTTGACAGTTTGCACAAAATCATAGTATTTTTAATTATCATTTTAGGCTCTTCCTCGATTGCGGGAAGTTTAGCCTCTCATCCCATCGTTGCCATCCTTGCGTCTTCTTTGATTACTTTTTTGTCAACAATTGAATTGGTTTTTGCCCCTACCCAAAAAAGCAGATTACATTTTGATCTGGCGAGCAAGTTTATTGACCTTGAAAAAAATATTGTCCGCTCTCAAGCAGAACCAGCAGGCGACAAACTAACCTCCCTTACAGAAAAAAGACTGTCCATTGAAGTTGAAGAGCCTCCGCTCAAACGGCTTGTTTGGGATACATGCTATAATGAGATGTTGCAAAAGGAGGGGGCTGAGGAGGGCAAAATTCTTAAATTCAAATGGTATCATCTACTTATTAAGAATTTTGTAGACTGGGGGTTTCGGAACGTTGTTGTTGATACCGAATGGAAACCACCACAGCAAGACCTCGGCTCAGCGTAATCCTCGCAAATTTGCCATTTATCCGCCTGCCAGGGTGTTTCTTCAACACCCGGCCTGCTCTTTTAATTATACCTTATGCGTTGGCCTCCTAACTCGGTTCTGGGTTCTCGATTAATATTTGGAGATAAATATTCACCGCTTCCTCCAGTTCGACACACAGGGTTTTACCTGCTTCCCTGTCGGCTTTGGCCTGTTCTAATATTGCCGGCAGATACAGGGTCTCGGGCAACAAGTCCCGCATCGCAGCTTCCCGGTCTTTTATATACTGGATAGCTGCCTGTTCAGCCAAGTAGGCATCCCACTGGGCCAACATATGAGCCTCGGTCGGTGGTGATTTTGTTGTATGGCGCCAGCCGTCAACCATTGCCTGATACGTTGACAAGTCAGGACTGGGATCGTATTCTTGGCCTGCAAGATAACCCATCCTGTCTAGTACTATTATGATATCCATAGTTAACCTACCTTCCATATTTTAACGTCTGTGTAAACTTCGTGAGGGCCAAAGTCTGAATCAAACCCAAGCCCAGTTGTAGCATGGGTCGCATCGGCTCTATGTTGAATTTCAAGAGCGCTTGTCACCGACAGGGTAAAACGTCCAGATACAAAAGCGACGGTTTGTACGTCAGCAGGTGGACTGGTTTGTTGTGAAGTACCAACTAACTTAGTTACAGATCCAGTAATATCTCTTAATATTACCCTATGAAAGCGTACCTTATATCCGGGGGCAGAAGCCTCGGCATAATAAGTCCCGGCTGGCAATGTTATTTGGTTTAATGCCAAACTCGCGCCTGTGATTTCATTGGTCAAAACTATGTTTAAATCCCTTGTCCGTTCGGCCCCTAACGTAAATGTTCCCCCCGGAGTTCCAGTTGTTTTCTGATCTTGAATATGGAGGAACTGGTCTACGAACGCAGGTGTGATAGGAACTCCTGAGGCCCTCGTATAGTTTGTGCACCGCCAGTTGCCACTGCCCAAGGAAACCAGTTGCATGACATCTCCGGCGGCGGCCGTTATGTTGGCACCGCCTGGAAGGATCAGGCTGGTAACGTTATGGGTGATGACCGGATTGCTGGAAAAGACGATGGTATAATTAAATCCCGCGTCAACGGTGCCGAAGCTGGTGATCGCCGCGGCTCCTGTAACAGTATTAGTTTTACCGGTGGCATCTGCGAGATCAACCGTGGCAGCACTGGCTATGTTCGCACCGATGTCGTCTTTATGAACGATTGTGGCGTCGATCTTATGCAGAATGATCCAGGCGGAATCCGTGCTGTTTCTTTGCTTGTGTGTCTTGATAGTGGTGCTGGTATCCACCCAAATCATATAGGCTACGGTTACTGTAGGCTCTGTCGGGTCGCTGTTCTGGCTGAGTATGGCTGACAAGGCATTATTAATATCCGCCCTGACAGTGGCCCCTGGGGCGTTGGCTATATTATAATCGTGTTGCGGCATTTTAATTACTCCTTCTGATTTTTGTAATTTCTGTTTCGAAATGAATTTTTAGCTTTTCAGCTTTGACGCGATGCGATTCATTGAGCCTGTATCTTCCGGCCTTATCGTTTTCGGTCAACCCCTCCAAATGTGTGTTTGACATATCAATATAAATAATTCCGTGATCGAGAAGATACTTTAGAGCCTGTATCTCATACGGCCCTAACGCTTTTTCATTGGCGGTAACTGAGAATCCCTTGACAAAGGCAACTAGTTTTTCTGCCACCGAAACTTTGAACTCCATATTTTCCATCAGGCTACCTCATCAGCTGTGATTGTTAATTGCGATACTTCAATATTATAGGACGGGTCGTTGGTTGTAAACTCGGCCTTAAACTCAAACGCCATGGCATTGAATTCTGCCGAGTCCAGACGCTGGTATTCAGAGAAAGTGGGCGAGCCACCGGGATCATCGTTGGTGTGGCGGACAAAAACTTTCACATCGGCATCGGCGGCTTCCGTGCCATCAAAATCGATCCAATCGTCTATATTATTCAAACGGCTGTCAATATCATCCAACACATTGACAATCAGAGCCTCGATTAATACGGTGAGGCGCACCCTGACTACAGAGCCAAAGTCAAAGGCCCCGTCAAAAATATAGGTGCCGTTAGGGGCTACGCCGCCTTCTGAATCGAAATCAGCAACAGCGTCAAAATCCGGCCAAGCATCTATATTTAACGTGCCATCAAGACTGAGGCTACCAGCGTCTACAACCAGGTTGGTTTTATCACCAGCGAATACGGGATGTTCAGAAAGGATGTTGACGTTGGTATATTCAAGAGCCGTTGCTTGAGTCGTTTCAAAAGACACCACGGGGCCAGAGATGTTTGACGCATCGATAGCTCGGGCTAAATAAGTTCCGGGTTTCAATGGCAAAACGACTACTGTTTCTGTCCCAGGAATTGCATCCCCGATTGACACCGACTCGCTCCAGGAGGCACCGCCAAATAAGCTACTATGGCGGAACACAATCCTCCCGCCTTCACGGACATCCAGGTCCGGCGACAGGTCCCAGCGAATGATAGCCAATCCGCCAATGGTACTGATGGTCAGGTTTTGCAAAGCTAAGGGCGGTGCCAGTAAACCTAGCACTTCCAAATTCTGCTCGACAAAATCAAGGCTTTTTACTGCCAAAGTATTGATAGAGAAAACACGAAAAACGTAAACGCCCGGAGTTAAGTCTTCCAACAGGAAATTAATATCCCTTGTTGTGCCTTTGACTTCAAACTCGGGCTCGGTCAGAAGTTTAAACTGTACTTCGTATTCAAACACAAACGCATCCAAAGAAGCCGTCCAGGTGAGCCTTACCCTGGCCTTAACACCGCCTCCCTGGCGGGCAATATAAAGTTCTTCAATGGCAATCAACCCTGTTGGTGGCAATACCGTAAACGGATCGGGGAGATTAGTGTTTGGAGCAATATCAATCCTCGTTTCCTCTCCTGAATTCCAATCGTAAACCTCCGGGGCTGTTTCCCGGCAAAACAGATCAATCCCTAACTGTGGAGCACCGCCACCTTGTCTTATTGCGAACTTCCAGTCTTCAATGCTGAACAGTTTCTCAACCCAGCCAAATCGCGTATTATTGATTTTTATAGTATCGCCAGCCTGGAACCTGAAGACTTTTAATTTACAAGAGAGCACAACACTTATTTGCTGGCGCACTTTTTCCAGTTGAATTTTAGCCAGCCTTTGGGCCATGGAGGATGAGGTGGTAAAGGGAAGATCGATATCCTGCCAGATTCTTTCGCCGCCGTCTTCGTCAAGATAAGTCGCATTGGTAACCGCAGGGAAATCGGTGGGCACAAAATCTTTATCCACGCTGGAAAACTGGCCTTTAACTCCATTAAATAAATCACGTTTTGAAATCAAGGTTGAAACCTGTATAGGCCCATCCAGGTCGCCCTCATCCAAGGCATCGAGCGTAGGAGGCTCAAAGGCAATATAGGGGTTCCAGAATCCGCTTTGGTATACTAAAGACCCATTTACAGCACTTAATAATTGCCCGATGATCCCTTCCGGTGTCTGGTTCGTATCAAAAGTACCATTACAGGTATAACGAGGCTCGGTAGTGCGGTGCAGCGTGTGGGTGCCAGTCCCGCCGTCAGTTATATCAATAGCAATCCCAGCCAGAGCATTGGCATAGCTTGAGGCAATTAGCCCTACTTTGTCTGTTTTTCTGATATAAAAATGCGCTGTAGGTACAGGTGTTATCCATTTCTCGACTAAATATTGCTCTACCTGAATTCGATTTGCTGAAGATAGTTCAGTGTCGTACGCAATAACCTCCGCAATATCCCCCTTCCAATACCTAGCAAGAAAATCTTGTGAAATTTGCGGTATAAAAGTGGGCGCGCCAGGAGATACTGCGCTTATTATAAATGGCGTATTGACCGCTATTGCAGGGGGTACGGATACCACACCATTAATACGCATTTCACCTGAAGGGTCGGTAAAATCAGCACTATTCGTGACCCCATTTCCCCTGAGCTCAAGGTTTGTGCTGTTCATTCTTAGGTTTTCATCATCTGTTCCAGCCTTATTAAAAAGACCGGCTAAAGCAGGGAAACCAGATTCTATTTTAGCCACGATAAATATCATTTTAATTGTCGTGGAAGAGGATGCCGCCATAAAATGATTACTGCCATCAAAATTAATGACATTCCTGCCGTTTATAGTATTGATACCGGTCTTTGGTCGAGCCACGCCCGATTGTGTAAAATCAATATTCCCACTACCCTTGTCATTCCAGTCAGAAAGGTCGTTGCCCGATGCGATAAGCGTGCTCGCATCATCGGCATCCTGCCAGAAACTCAGCCCAGAAAAATCTGTGGGTGAAAATGGCACCAGCCCACCAGGGAGGGTGCCATCGGAGGACACTTCAACGCCATCACCTGTTTCTAACCCTTGAATGCGACTGGACAAGGTGATCTCATTACTGGACGCATCAGCAGTAAAGGTTTCGCGGGATTGCCTGACCAGTCTATGAATCCCTGACCCTGCATCTGTTATATCGATAGTAATCCCTTGGGCTGCGTTTTCAAAAGACACGGCCAGTTTAAAATCTGTGTCTGTTACAGGAATTAAAAAGTACTCGGTGGATGGAGCTAGCCCGCCTGGCAGGGTGCCGTCTGTGGATAGGAGAACCAGGTCAGAAACTTTAAACCCTGCGGCAGCACTGGAAAGGGTTATCGTATCAATTGCAACATCGGCCGTGAACTCACGGCTGACGTTAACCGGTATCCGCTCTTCACTTATATTTATGGAGGATAAAAAAGCCGGGCCAATACGAGAATCAGATTCGCCCAAGCCAAAATCAGTGTCCAGCAGGTAATCCCGCAGGCAGAGTACAGGGTTATTTGAATACCTTGTTTGTGAATCACGGGGATCAAATACCTGTTTTCCCTTTACACGAAAACTTAAGACCGGCATCGCTCCAACGAATCTTTTTCCTCGGTCATAGTGTAGTGCAACAAAAACCTTGGCACACCCTGTCTGTTTATGATTTTCTGTCCAGCCTGTGGTGCGAGACATTAACGCATCGTTGAATTCCGCATCCCCTGCTTCGGTGCCCAGTCCCTTAAAAATTTGTATGATGATATCACCTGCTCTTGCATACGGACCAGATGTAACGGCACCGTCTGAATCAAGAGTTACCGGTTCTCCGTCAATATAAACCTCGCCTATTTCTTCTACAGGGTGTCCGGCAAGGGTAATTACCTGGTACAAGTCTTCATTATCTGGCGTGCCTTCAATAAAAGTGAGAACTCCTGACACGCGGACTTCACCATAAATAACACGGCGGGAAGTGATCGGCTGGCGGAAGGTCAATACGCGACCGGATGCGGTTTCTGCGAGTGAAGGGGCAATTGAAGGGGCAATTGAAGGGGCAAGAGCCGGGCTAAGTAAACTGGATACTTTTGAAAGAGCTATGGAGGCACCAACTACCAAGACGGTCTGAGTAATCCCAACCGCAATAGCAAGACCAACGCCGGTAAGCCCTGTCACAGACGCAACGATGCCAACAACTGTTGCACCAGCAGTTCCCGGCATCAGTTGGCCTCCCAGATATCAAACGCTTCATTGAGAAAAAAGGCTACTCCTTGATCCCTGCACTGGACTTCAACTTCACTAATCCAAGCCTCATCGCAATGTCTCTTCAAGCCCCAAGTTTCTTCGGCCACAAATACCAAGTCTATGCCGGAAAGATCGAGAGTCCCCATCGGTCCCAATAGCGGGATGAAGGAGAGTGTTTTTTTCTTTGCCTTTAAGAGGCGCAGATATTCAATTCGCCATTTGTAGTCGCCAGATTCAATCGAAACGGAGGCCACAATATTATCAGACCAATACAAATCAAACCGCTTGGAAGCGGTCCCCATACGCTCAGCCCGCTTGGTTGTGATCAAGAAGGTGTGCCTGGGAGATTCATTCATGGCAGTAAAAATCCGCTTCAGGTGGGGTTCTAAAACAGACTCATGGAATAAATCACTGCCAAGAGCGACCTGGTAAACAGTCGGGTTTGGGTTATGAGAAGGGATGTTGATATTATCCATCAGCACCCTTAAATCAAACCCGTCCTTAAAGAAATACCCGGTAACGCCTTTGTTTTCGATGGAAGAGATATAGGAGGGACAGCTTTCACAGCCTTCCGTCAGCAATTCACAGCCAATAACTATCGGCCAGTTTATCGTTTTAATTGTGGTTAGACTTTCCATGTTTTCTTTGCCTGGTCAATTCGCATGTTAAGGAGTCCTGATTTTCCCTGCACAGCAATATTTTTGCCCGTTACAACTCCCAGCACTTCACGCACACCACCAATCTCTGTTTCAACATTAAGTAAGGCAATATCGCCCCTGGAGGCGAACGGATAATTTATTTCAGCCAACCCAAGTCGGTAAGCGATCAACTGAAACGTCTGAGCCACCCCACCGCCGGAATACCTTTTGAGAATCCGGTAAGCCGACCGCATAGTTCTGTATTTCCCCCGAAATGGTTTTTTAGCATCTAATTGGTCACAGTCCACACCAGTTATGGCTTGCAAGCTATCAACAGCGAGCAAAAAACAATCGGTTTTGCCCCACTCCATAGGCAGGGGACTCCGGTTTTTTAAAAAATCAAACAGCTTGCTTTCCCAGTTGTCAACTCGTTCCATATGAGTTATCGAGTTGCCCCAAAAAGAACCTCTTCTTCTTGTAGGCTCGGAACTAAATCAAAACCAAGGTCTGAAGGATGCTCTCTTTGCTGATCTTCAGAGGTATACCTCCTGTCTCGCTTGCGTTTTAAATCGATCAGCCTGGACTCAACGGCAACGCTAACCGTACTGGTCTCACCGGTTTCGTCAATTTCCACAATATCCGTTTGACCTGAAAATATCTCAACGGGGGAATCGATGGCAAGCTTGGTAGTGGTATCAAATAGTCCCATCCATATTCGACCTGGTTTCCCCTGGCGCATGGAGTTCAGTGCTAAGGCAATAATATTTGACGGAATTCCTGAGAGCGAGAGGGTGAGCCCAGACGCCTTGAGTTCCGTTGTTTCCTGAGGAGCAGAAATACCGCCGAAATCACCCACGCCGATATAAGTCTCATCACCACTACCGGCATCAAATACAAGATCGCCTATACCTGACCAGACATTGACATCCCCTGATGCTGTTCCGATCTTGACAATCAAATAAGGCAGTACCGTATCAGCGACAACCGCATCCGATATTTCCATACTCAAGGGTCTTGACATTTTTCTCTCCGTTTAAACCACGCTCATAGCAGCGATGACAATTCCATAGTGCATCGCTTCGTTGATGCTGTAAGGCATTTCATTGGATGATAGACGAAACAATCCATTGGCCTGTGTAGTAGTTAAAGGATCGGAATCACCTGGAGAAACCTGCAAATCTGGCCATATATCGATGACCGCATCCCCGGAACCATCTGCGTTCACATCGTTCAAGACCTTATAAAGTCGTGTCAGCAGGAGAGTCCCAATCTCAATATAATCACCCTTTAACAGCACCCCGTTTTCATTTATTTGCCAGCCTGTGGTTACCAGGGAACCCCCTGTTTGCCCAGCACCATCCACAATAGGAGTCCCAAGTGCCGAGCCTCGCGGTTGTTTCCCCGCAGGATCGCCAAAAAGAAAGGTGCCGAGTCTGCCATTTAAACTCAAAAGAAAAGTGATCCACTGCTCGGCATTCGCTCTTTGCATGGCAGGCAAGGACATTTCAACCTGCCACCTTTGCCCGGCAAACCCCTGAACCTGGGTTTGTAATGTGAAAGGAGACTGACTAGCAGAGACAACAGACATTGGCGTAAATCTCACATTTTTAATACCAGGGCTTGATGGAATAGAAAGCGGGTAAGTGATCGCCATATTTAGCCCCTAGTAAATTCGCCACCACGGCGGTTGGCGTCAAACACGCTCTGCCTGGCAGCCTCAATAAACTGCGGGGCGAGTGCCAACATTTCAGCGCGGACCGTTTGCGCCACGCCTGTCTGAAAAGTTTGATTGATGACTACAGGCGATCCACCATCAGCCAATTGTCCCGGAGTCCTGATATCAACCCGTTCCCCAGGAGTAGCCATGAAGCTGACCGGTGAGGAATCGGTTCCGCCTGAACCTGGTACGGTGAAGGAACCGCCATGGGCGAAGCCCCCAAAGAACGACCCAATCGAAGAAATAATCCCGCCACTCCCAAACAAGCGGCTTGTAACTTGGACTCGGATGATCTCCCGTATAATATCTGCCAAAATAGCCTTGGCGATATCTCTAAAGCCTTCCATGGCTGATGTGGCACCAGTGAGAGCATTGACAATCGCATCTTCTGTGCGCCGTCCGACCGCTTCCCAAATTTGGGTTATCTGTTGTCCGGTTTCCTCGTTGGCAGCAACAATTTTCTTTAATTGCTCGGTCTCTGTGATAAAAGCCTGGAGTTTTAGAGTTTCATTTTCACTCAGCTTTCTTCCCAGACGATCTTCCAGTTCAAATTGCAGTTTTTTCAAGGCAAAAAGCTCTTTATTACCGGATGCCTCTAGGGTCAATAACCCCAATCTTCGTTTAAGGTCTTTGGTTGTTTCTTTATCAAGAGCCTTTCTCTGCATTATTTTCGCATTAAGGGCTTCCAAGTCTTGCAGCACGCTAGGGTCTATTGCAAAACGCGGGAAAAAATCCCCAGAAGGTCTTAGGGAATCAAAAGAATCCGCAACAGACTCTATCTCTTTAGACACTTCTTTTAATTTTCCTGCCGATTTCGCTAAATTAATCGTCTCATCTGCCAGGAAGCCGGTTTCTTTTTGCAAATCAATAATTGCTTGCTTGATTTGAAGCAAGCTATCCCTTTGCTGGATAAGCCCACTTAAAATAGAATCATCCGTAGCAAATTCCTTAATAAATTCTTCCCCGCCAAACTCGGCTAGTTTTTTATTGATCTCATCAATTTCTTCAGCCACCCTGCCATAGGCTGCGCTGAGTGTATTGGCGTCCTGGGCGGCATTAATATCGCGCACCTTCTTGAGTTCAGTGGTAAAAGCTAATATGGCGTTAGCGACTTCAATTATTACAGGGGCAATGTTTAAAAAAGCCGTGGAAAGGGTACTCTCCAACACTTCTGCGACCGCCGACATGGCATCGTTCGCATCCTCCGCCGCATTGATCAAGTCCCCATCGATGACAATACCGAGGTCTCTTGCTTTCTGGCGGTTGGCTTCAAAGGCTGCGGTCCCATCCACAAAGGCTGCCGTCATGTCTTTACCAGCGCGGCCTAATCCAGCATTAGCAAGGGCCAGTTTATCGGCCTGGTTTTTAGCCCCTGCCATTGCCTTTAAGAAGAACTCAAGGGCCTGTGTATTGTTTTTTGCTCCCTTTAAATTATCCGCAAGCTGCTGATCGTATTTTTTTAGAAACGTGGTTAAAGAACCGGTGCCCTGCCTTAGCTCACCGATATTTTTGCCAAAATTAACAATGCCCTTATCAACATTTTGCGCACTGACGCCTGCCTTATCAAAAGCAAACCTCAGTTCCTGCAAACTATCAGTTGTGACGCCAGCCCGGTCGGCTGTTTTCCCGATATCGTCGGCTGCCTGCAAAGAGCGTTTACCAAACGTCACCATTGCTGCAGTGGCAATAGCAAATCCAACACTTAGACCCTTAAATACTTTGGCGGTACGATCACTGAATGAGGTGATTGATTTTTGCGCTCGACCCATCCCTCGTTTAAATTTAGAGGAATCGATACCCAGTTCTGCGTTTAATTTACTGATTGGAGGAGGCATTATTTACTCTTAAAAGTTTGTGCAGTCATGCTAAACCGGCGCATCTGCTCATCGGTGGACTGGATTCTTCGTGGAGATGAGCCTGAATGTAATAATCTTTTCAACGGAGGCATCCTTTTTTGTCGCATCAATGCGGCTGTGTGCCAGGCGGTTGACATAGCCAGATTATAATTTTGTTGTGATTTCCAGCGAAACGCTTCCATCAAGGCAAAGATTTCTTTGGGCGTGGAGTCCCAGAATTTATCAGGGTCTATTTCAGCTTTCAAGGCATCCCCTAAGAGCTTGCCCCAGTCCCAACCTTCGCCTCCTTGTTTTTTTTTGCGCTCGCTTCAGGAAAAGCATTGATAAAGGCTTCCGCTACTTTACCCATGCATTCTTCATTGCCCACCTGGTCTAAAATTTCTCCTGCTCTCTCAAGGGTTGTATCCGGTTGATAATGTTTTAATCCGCCCCATACCAACACACGACATTCTCGCATCCCCATGTTTTTATAGATTTGGATAATCGGAATACCCAGTTCATCCTCCATCAAACACATGCAGTTTGTGGTGAATTTTATTTTGTATTCGCGATCCCCTACTTTTAAAATTGATTCCCCTTTATGTGGATTCATAATCCTCCTTTTAGGCTAATACGGGTTTACCGGTAATTTTGATGGTGAGACTGGCGGTGATTTTGTCTTCAACAGGATCGTTCATGGTGAACTCGGTAACGAATCCTGAAAAATCCCATGTTGTCGACCCCGTATCGGGAAAGATGATCTTCCAGTTTCTCACCTTGGTTTCCGCGTCATCAAAATCCTGCAGAATGCCTGTGTCCTTTCCATGTGTCGCATTGTCAAACAAGTAGTTGATCTCAAAAGAAATCTCACCAGCATCTCGAAGCCCTGGTATGAACTCCATATACTTATCTGGTGAATCCATATTGGTAACTTCCACTGCATTTGTGCTAAGAGACGGCCCATTAATAGATTGCACCTCGGCTACGGTGGTAAAAACTTCAGGGCCTTCTCCATCGCCCAACTGCAATTGAGTGCCTATGCCAAGAATCGAATCGCTCATTTTGTACTCCTAATTTTCCTGGTGGTGAATAATAAAATCCTGTGTGTAACGAAATAAATCTGTTTGCTCGGTAAAGTTATTGAGATTAGTGTCTGACTCTAAAAATATTCCATTTATGAACATATCCCCGACCTGGCCACGAAAGACTTCCAGGCTGCGGCGTATCGCTTCAGACAGGTTCTTGACCTCTTCAGGATTTTTGTCTGAATAGGATTCAAACTGAAACCGGGCCACAACCAGTCCTGTTTTCCCGTCCATCGAATAAGTGCGGTCGGCACTGATACGGCTGAAATGAACGGCCGGGAACTCAATATTTTGTGGCAAGATCATCGGGAATATCCTGGCATCATTCCCTGACCCTACAATTGCGGTAACATCTGGATCGGCTAAGAGTTTCTGATAAATCGCATCCTCGATCGTCATTTTCTCAACCGGCTCCTTAAGATCAACTTGACCACTTCTTTTCTTAGCCGTTTTTTCAATTCTTGTCTCAAAATAAATTCCTGCTCGCGTTTTTTAGTGTCCAGGGCACGAGTAAAAAATCGTAAGGCGGGCATAGCCCCCGTAGACTTGCCATCCTTTGTGAAACGAGGACCCGTACCAAACTCAACCAGCACAGCGTGATTCCCCATAGGCTTTTTAAATCCGACCAGGACAGCGACCTTTGAGATGGTTTTGAACTTACGATTGACAACCGTTACACTGCGAGCCATATTGCCAGTATGTTTATGACCTTTGAGATTAGATTTGATCTGCCTGGTAATAGGTTTTGCGGATGCCCTTATAGCACCCCGAGTCGCCCGTCTTACAGGTTGTTCTGCAAGATTCTTTAGAAACCCAGAGAGTTCTTTAAATCCTTCCAATTTTAATTTCACACTCATTATTCAACCCTCGCAATCGCAGTGATTTCCAGGCCTTCGCGCCGACCTAGTTCCTTGGGTTTGCCCTGTATGTCGTAAATATTGCCTGCATAGACAATGCGCATTGCCGACTTGATGCCAGAGCGAAAATGAATGCGAAACACCGTACGGACAAACGCCTGGGTTTGCTCTGAAATAAAAGCCTCATTACCGGATATCTCTCTAACCGATGCCCAGAGCTTGGCAAAGCGTACCCATTTTTTTTCCTCTCCTCCCTGGGTGCCACGGGTTGTCAGTTCCTGCTCAATGACAATGACGCGGTCCATTTCACCGGCTCTCATTTCCTTGCTTCCTTTTTTGTAATAAGTTGCGTGCTATACTAAGTGCCTGGAAGAAAGCTAGTACTTCCTCCCAGGCTTCTCCTTTAGGAGTTGCAAACCAGAACTCCAAAGGAGAAAATAACGTGACATCTCACTCTGATGATCAAACCCTAGACATTCCCTGCCCTAACTGTGGCAAGAAAATCACGGAAAGCGTCCGTAGGTTGAAGCAAAGCCCTCAACTCACCTGTGTTTGCGGCACTGTTATCGACATTAATGCTGATAAATTCCAGCGGGGTCTCTCTGAAGCGGACAAAGAACTCCAAGACTTCTTTCGAGACTTTGGGCAACGCCTTAAGTAAGGACGACAACTCCTTGATTAAATGGCTTACCTGATCTTCAAATATGATTTCCACTGTTTGTTTCATTTGAATTTCCTCACTATCCTTATTATTTAACACCGATTAAAATAATGTCGTAATCAACAGACGTGCCACCTGCCAGGTTGGTAATGGTCAGAAGATCAGCCGTTCCAGGCGTAACAGCCATCCCCGTTCCGTCAGGGTTAATGATCACCAGCGTCCCATCGGGTCGTAGTGTCACACCATCACTGGCTGCAATAAATGGCGATACCCAGCCATTGGGCGCTTTCGCCACCACTGAAATATTATTAGTATTTTCTTTGGCAGCGTGCACGATAAAGGCTTTGATTGTGGTGAAATTGACGGTTTGACCGAAGGCGTTAATGAGCACCCCGTTTAAATCGATGTCCTCATTTGCAGAAGCTGAAAGCGTGCGGGTATCGGAAAACACCTCATCCGCCTGATTCGCTCCGTTTCCATCGGCAATCTTGTAGGTATACTCTTTAGAGATTTCGGATTTAGTTTTGGCCAAATCCGTGAGGACGGATTCCAGTGTTGAATTTATTTTTAATGAAATAATGGATGATTGCGACATTTCACTTTCCTTTTTTAAAAATGGGTTATCGTGTACGGAGACATCAAATTACTTGCTGAAAGTGGGACAGTCGTGATGGCCGCGCCGACAATCGCTTCCTCCCGCCTGACATAAAGTTCCCCGATAATCAGTTTCATTGCGTGCCTGAGAGGCGAGGGAACATCCTCAGCGTCGTCTCCGTATCCCGCTATGAACTCGATGGTCACCGCATTGATCACGTCATCAGTTTCCGGGTAACTTTCACCGTTTACAGGGATAATAAACCCTGGGGTTGACTTGGTGTTCACCTGGTACAAACTGGAATCCCAGGTCTGCTCCACGCCGTCAGTATCGATATACTTCACCGAAATAACGGATTGCAGTGGTGGCAACTCCAGCTCAATCGGACAATCTGAAGACCAAGGAAATGCCCTGGACACCGCCTCCCATGTCTGCGTGATCAAGGCCCTGCGAGTTTCATTTTCTGTCTTTTCCCGTGCCACTAAAATAAAAGACAGAATACTCTCCTCTGGCACCTCATCATCCGGCATAAGGCGCAGATGATTCTTGGCCTCAAGCAGGCTGATAGGCTCAATTACCGGAGCCGTGATCAAATTCAGACTGTAGATCATATTATCTGACCTGCTCGTAGGCGGTATCCCTTTCAGCCGATGTGATATCGTATCCCAGTAAATCTTCCAGGGCCTCGACACTCGGTGCCCCAGAAGCGATCAGCTTTGACTTGTCATTCTCATCAATAAGGATACCAACCGCATCAAGAATTTCAGCCTCACGGTCAGGTGCAGGCTTCACTTGCGCAGCCACTGGCAAAGCATACCCGCCAGAAAGAAGAGACTTCGCCTCTTTTTCGGGCAGGTTAATGATCTTGCCAGGTTGGCACGTACCACGCGGACTGGAATATCGAGTTAACATTTTTACTTGCATTGTGTCTCCTCCCTATACTTCAGTCGGAGAGATCGACAGAGTCTCTGCGGCGAGTTTTACTGCATCATGAGCGGTCGGTTTCTTCGATCCCATATACTGGATCGCAATCGTTCCGCCCCACTCGGAGTTGGTGGTGCCCCCACGGGTCAAAACAGTGCGAACAAACCGCTTGAGAGGCCGATAGACATCCAGCACTAGAAACTTGTTATCCGAATCAACGGGGCTTATAGCAACAGCACCCGATAAATCGTTGAACGTTATATCGTCATCGGATTGCTGGGCCTTTATTTCAGCCGTGGCCGTTGCATCCTGCGCTCCGATAATGCCGACATACGTTACGCCATCGAATCCGGACATATCGACACTGTCGCTGTTGGGATCGGTGGCACCATCCGCCAGGTAGTTCTGTACCAGGCTAATTTTTACATGTTTTGAAAGATTCATTTTTTCATTCCTTTTATAGAGTTTTAAGGGATCGTCAAGGTTATAACCCTTATTTATTATGCGAGTTGAACGCGGACAAAGGCTTCTTCCAGTACCGGCGCACCATCTGTTTCCAGTCGACCGATGAAGCCAACCTGATTGGTCTCGGCATACAACTCAACGAGGCGTTGCATTTCCAGGGTCAAGGCATCCGCAATCCAGTAATTTTTGTAGTCGCCGAGCATGCCGACATACTGGCCTGTGGTAAAAGTATTTGGAACGAACTCGGACATACGAATTGGAAAGCCCAGGATGGTATCCGGTTCACCCACACGCACGCTTTCACGCCAGATGTAATTGCCCTGGCCGTCTTTCAGTTTTGAGATTTGCTTCATCGCATCGCGGTGGAACAACCAGGAAGCCATAGCCCAATAATTACCCTTCAACTTGTATTTAACGTTGTGCAGGTTATCGAACTCAATGGTGGTCGCGGTATTGTCTGTCGATTCATCGCGTGCCGCTGAAATTCCCTGCTCGCTTGTCGTGAATAGACCCAGAGGCTTGTTCGCCCCGTCTCCGGTCATAAAAGCGTTCTCCTGGGTGATCGAGAATTTATGAGCCAGACGGTCTATAACGATCTGCTCAACCGGTAAAGCCGAGGTGCGCAAAAGTTTTCTTGAAACCTTGATCCTTTTAGCTAAAGGGTGTGGCTTCATTTCACGCAAACCAAACCTCATGGCATCATCTTCGTCTCCGGTTTTGATTTCAGCGGTCCAAATTGGGTCATCCGGGTCATTGTCAAGCGAAGGAGCACCGAGTGCATCGGATTTTGTTACAGTGAAAGTAGTCGCCAGGGCCCGTATAAAAACCAGATCATCGACTCTTTGTATCAACCGGTTCATAAACTCCAACGGCGGGCTCAAGAATCCGCCCCTTTCATCATCATCCTGTTGCAGGGCATTCCTCAGAATAAGCCGGTCATTATTTGAGAAGGGCCGGTTAACATCAGGGACACCATGGACCAACCCGTTCCCATATGCCGCCATGATTTGATCAGCCGTTGCCAGCTTGGGATCAATTTCACCTTTCGAGCCGTTCGATCCCTTCGCTCCATTGCCATTCGGCTCCATAACAGCCGTGGCCACAGGGGCTGTTTCCTTGGCTGCTTCCCGTTCCATCTCTTCCTGTTGCCCCATCCTATCTATACGGGCTTTGACATCAAGCACCTCATCCATAATTACATCGTATTTTTCTTCTTCTTCTTTTGACAGGTTACGCTTTTCAGCTTCCGCTTTGTCGATCAGGTCGCGTGCGGCTTTCAGCTTTTCCCCGTGTTGGTTTTTCAGGTCTTTGATCATTTTTTTACTCCCAAACTAGTAGTGTTATTAAATAAAAATCTAAACTGCCATTTCTGCCAGCTCAATTTTTTTGAGCAAAATCTCATTGAGATTGAATTCGTCTTTGGCTCCACCGGCGTCATCCGGCAAAACCACATCTTTTACTTCTTCTTTTAAATTCTCATTCTTAGCAATCTTATTTTCAGGTGCCAGCTTCTCAGTAGATGGCACGTTCTTGAACTTATATTTATCCAAATCAAACTTAGCTGATACCTTTTGAGCTTTAAAAATATCTGTAACAAATCCTGCCTCCTTAGCCTCGCTTGCCGTGTACCAGGTCTCATCGTCCATGGCAGCAGATATTGCCTTTACGCTGAGACTGGTTTGACGCCGATAGGCAGTGACCAGCGTTTCCTTAGCCTTATCCATCATCTCAGCCGTTTTTCTCATTTCATCGGCATCACCAATGGCGAATCCCCAAGGGTTATGAATCATAAATAAAGAACTCTCAGCCATAGTTACTGTATCCCCTGCCATAGCAATCACACTGGCAACAGACAAAGCCATGCCTTCAATTTCAACATTTATCTTGGCAGGATGTTTAACGAGAGAATTATAAATAGCCAGGCCTTCAAACACTTCGCCCCCGGGTGAATTAATGCGAACCGTGATATTAGGAACATTTTTCAGCAGGTTTAAGTTTTCCGCCACCTCTTTAGCACTGATATCCTCATCCCAGAAACTGCCTATAGGAGCGTAGAGCAGGATTTCAGCACTGGATTCATGCGCGTTTAACAATACCTGTAAGTTATTTTTCACTGATCAGTTCTCCATGTTTGCCGTTTTCTTTATTCCCGTTTAAATGAGTTGCCGTTAAAATTGCTGCCACTTGATCCGCTTCGCTGGGGTTTTCCCCGGCTCTCCTGCCCTGCTGGGGCACAACGCTCATATTTTCTGTGAGCGGCATCATATTCATTGGCACGAAATAATTATCCCCCTTTGCCCCAATCGGATTCATGTTTTCCAATCGTCTAATTTCATTCGGCGACATGGCACCCACCGCAAACAGCTTTTGATAAAATTCCGCCCGGGCTGCGGAATCCCCGCGTAAAAGTCCGGTTACCAGAAACTCGGCAAAATGCGTTTCTAGCTGTCTCGGTGTGAAAAGGTCTTTATGGATGCGCTGCTCGATCCGTACCAGCCAGGGCATGAGGGTATAAATTACAAATTCCAGGCTCTGCATTTCTATATTGGAAAAAGTTGCCTTGGTTAAATCCATAATCAGATGCGGAGGAACCCTAAAAATCCGGGCAATGTCGGTTACCTGAAAAGCTCTTAATTCCAGGAACTGACTGTCCTTATTGGTGGTTTTTAGTTCCTTGAAGCTCATACCTTCTTCTAGTATTGATATCTTGTGCTGATTGCCTCCTGATTGAGCCTCCTGCCAGCCAGCCTTAAAACGCTCAAGGTCTTCCTTTGTTTTGCCGATTGTTTTGGGATGTTCTAAAATTCCTCCAGGGGTCCCATCATTTCTGAAATACCGGGCAGCATATTTATCCGCCGCCAAAGTCAGACCCAGTGTTTCAGCCGCATGCGTGATTAAAGATTCTCCTTTGATGCCATCAGAAGAAAAGATCATCCAATGTAGAATCTCGCTTTGTAAAAACACTCGCGAAGGACCAGATATCGGCGTGTAAGAATAGGCCACCTGACCATCGGGAGCGATAAAAGGCCGAACTCTATCAGGATGGAGAGGCACCAGTTGCTCCACTGCATTTCGCCCGGAAGAAACGATCTGGGCATAGGCGTTGCCTCGCAGGAGAACGTGTTGCATCATCATTTCCCTGAACTCAAAAGCCGTCTGGTTTGGGTTCGGCGTATCATGGAGAATCCGGTACAACGGATGCTCAATATCTCTTATTTTCCCTCCGCCTCGAAGCCGGCGATAAACGATTAAAGGCAGGCTGGCAACGCTTTCAGATAGCACTCTGACACAGGCCAGAACAGCTGATATCTTTTTAGAAGATTCCGGTGTGATGTTTTCTCCCGATTCCGTCTGACCGGTATTGCCAAACCAGGCTGCTAGGACAGGATCACGAGGATGCGCGGTTTGAGTACTCCCCAATGCAAACAACCCCCTAAAAAATCGTGATATTTTGTTCCCAATATTCATATCGTGAGAAGCCCCCGGGTGGCATACACGCTCTCTTCCTCCACTCTGTCCATGTAGCGATTCATAGCCATTAGCGTGGCAATTACACCATCGATTTTATTTTCAGGCTTCTCTTTATTGGGATAGATATTGTCTTTTTTATCCATGTGACCCACGACATTAGAAACCATCCAAGTCATTACAGGGCACCCCGTATGTTTTATTTTTCCAGCAAAAACCATCGCCTCGAATGTCTTCATCGGATCGGAAAAGTTTTGCAC